CTACTTTCACCAAAACGCCGCGTAGCTTCGTTAGGCGACGTAATCCGATACGTCTTATTCGGATCCGCATTGCCCTGTTCTGTACTACCTCCAAGGTCGGCCTCCCCGACAAGACCAGCATTACCGGGCGAACCAATACTAACCGAAAAGGAAGTGTCGGATTCGACCGTAATCTGCGTGCCGGGAAGGATAGTGTCTCCAATCTGAACCATTATTATAAGTCTTCTTGTACGTCTATATTGCGATTAACTGTTTCGAGCGTATCGTCGCTCATGTCGTCAACATATTTACAATATTTTATGTTGAACAACATTCCGTTTTGATACCAATCCGGTTCCACGTTCTGTAATTTCCGCGGACGAATATCACCGACTTCAAATAAATATACGTCTGTATCAAAGGCTTCCGTGTCGCCTTCGTACAACATAAAATTTTTCTGTATATTGTCCGCCGCTCCGTCTCTCTGTGATTCCGAATCTGACTTTATTGTAATATTAACTTCCGCAAGAAGCGTCAGAACGTGTCGTTCTCCTATTTCGTTTCCAGAATTATCTTTAATGTATTCTGCGTGGGTTGAATGACCATGATCACGAACACGGCGACTTGAAGCATCAATGACGGCGACTGGAAGGTCTTCGGATACATCAGTATCACCTCCGTCTGTTCGGACAGAGAATTCTGTTGCAGTAACGGAATCAACTTCTGAAACCAACTTTTGCTTAAGTTGTTTCTCGTTCATATGAATCCGTATTTCCGAAGTTCCTTCTCAATATTGTTCTTCACAACTTGGTCGCCATGTCGTCTAACCCACTCTTCTGCCGCTTCCATGAATTTAACAGGGTCAAGTCCTTCTTGGTATATCTTCTGTTGTAACCAGTAAGCGCGAGCAATTTCAGAATCTCCCCATCCGGAAAAGTCGCCTCGATTACGGAAGTAAGAAGCAATTGACATAACCCATTCCGGATCATCGAATCTCATATGATTCAACTTGTCACGAACCCACGGAAGTAATTCTTGAATAGGAGGTTTTTTATTGCTATATTCTGCTCCATTTTCCACTGGTTCGGCGTGTTCGGAAATATTTTGAATTTTTAAAATTACGTCGTCCCCTTGCTTCTTCACGTCGTCTTCGAAACTTGCAAGAAGATCACCGCGCCAAACTGCTCCTTCTTCCACAATTTCCGTTTTAGCAACGTGTGTGGATTGTTCCGAAATATCTTCAGCGGCGTTTTCTACTCCGTCTTCAATAGCTTCCTCTACTCTTTTTGCAATTCCATTTTCATCAACATTTACGTCAATGTTAAGTTTAGCCATTAATCATCACAGTTTTCAGGACTTTATGAGTCGGGTACGGAGCTATATTTTCAATTTCGTACTGAATTCCTTCAATACGTAGCCGGTCGCCGTCTTGAACATCAACATCATGTGGAACACGATATTCCGGTCTATTAAGGTCACGAGTTCCGCCAGTAACATTTTCTGGGCGGAACTTTTCTCCATGTTCCATATCTATAACTGCATAAGTTTCAGAAATTTTAGAAAATGTTTGGTTAGAATCCGAAACCTTTCCGTATCCGTTCTCTGTTCCGCCGGAAGGACGAAGAATATCAGCAAGTTGTCCTGCTCGGCGTATATCAACTTTAACGTGCTTTTGGTGTCGTTTCATTGACCGCTACCGTAAGTTGTGTCACCGTCGTCGCCATAAGCGCGGTTCTGACGGCTATTTTTGACGTGACCCATCAGAGAAGACCCTCGCATACTATCACGCTTCTTACGATAGTTATTAAGCCAAATAGAAGATTGGTCATTCAAGTCTTTAGTTTCAACTTCTCCGATTGAATAACCTTCGGAACCTATCTCTCCAACATTAATTTTACAGAAAATACACACAAGCCACCGAAGAGCAATTTTAGCAGTTCCGGATGTGAAGTCTATTTCCGAACGATCAAGACCTACATCATCGGCTATTTCATCTTTAGCCATGTCTTCCAGAGTTGAATAATCACCACTGGAAATTATTTCTGTATCATAATCCGTAAGTGTACGGACCTGATCTTTAACAGTTGTCATATATCTTTAAGACCATTAATCATTTTTTCTTTCCAGTATTCCAACTGTGTGTCGTTGTATTGATAACGACGTGCCTGACTGTAAGAACTTGGACCGGAATCAGGACGTGACTGGAAGGCTGTCTTGATATACGTGAAATATCTTATTGCTTTCTTTTCTTTATCAGTATCTAAAGAAAGAAATTGATTCGGAAATTCGTCTCGTAACTTTTGTTCGGACCGACGAATCTCTCGTTCAAGAACCTCGTCCGAAATTTTTGATTTATTTCGTAGGTTCTTTGCACTTCGGCGCGCTTCAAGTCGAGTGAAGCCACCGCTCCCGGAGTTTCCATTTCCAGCATCGTTGCCGTTTCCGCTCCGAAGACCTTTAGAAACATCCTCCCGTATATCGGAAGGTGTAACATGATTTGACATACTATACCTTAAAAATGTAAGCCGTTAAGCTTACGCGATGTTGTCCGGCGTGACCTTGACACCAGCCCACGGATTAACCATCTTGATTCCGAAGCGAGCGGAACCAATGGCACCAATAAGCTGAGTCGGATCCTGAACGGGCGCACCATTCTCCTGCGTAACCTCAACAGGACGAACCCAATTGTAGTACAGCGGGTCCAACGAACTGTCGAAGACGTAGAAGGTGTCCCCGGACAGTTCCGCCGTCTGGACGACTCGGGTGCCACCGATATTGAACTGAATTTCCGGAAGCGGAGTATTCAGAAGGTCGCGGGCTTCCCGAATCTGGAAGTTGTACGAATCATTCTGCTCCGTGAGAAGCTTCCACGCGAAATCCGGACTAACGAACGCAACATCCGGATCGTACTTGTGGTGCTGAAGCTCGACGTTCGAACGAGCAATGTGTTCCGAAGCCGAATGAGCGTTCGTATCATCGAACAGTTCACCAGTAGTTCCGAAACTGTGATCGTGATCCCCGGCAAAGTCACGAGTACCGGGCGACGGCGGAGTAGTCCAATGAACTTCCGTACCGTCCGCAATACCGTTCTTGAAGACATTGAAAGTCTCTTCGAAAACGCGCTCTTCCGCGCCCTCCATGAGAGCTTCCATCTCCCTCTCCAGAAGATCCTGCGGGTTATCCTCAATGTAATTCCGGTTCCAGCCAAGACCAGCGTTGTACTCGTCAATCGTGAACGCCATGGACTCGCTATTCAGCGTTCCGGTGCGCGGCTTCTCGCCTTCCGCGACCTTGTTCCAGCTAATGTCACCGAGACGGCGCTGGAAGACGCGCTGGTTGACTTCCTGTCCAAGAAGGGACTGGAAGCGGCGGTCCGTAGTAGCCTCGAACTGGTCCGTCAGATCGTTACCGTACTGCATCAGTTCCTCAAGCGGAACACCGTCCGCGGTCAGAATCTTATTATTTCGTGCCATTATGAATCGTTAATATTAGTAAGAATTTGTTAGTTAGTTTACGCCGTCGTATCCGTAACTTCAACATCAAGCAGGTACGAATCCGGATCCTGTGCAATTCCAACAATCTGGACAACGGAACCAGTCGTGGAAGGAGCAGTCTGCGTGACACCGCCGCCCTCGGCCAGATAGACAGGCTCACCGGGAGTCAGACTACCGGATTCATCCTCGTCTTCAACCAGAACGCCGTTCTTGAGAGCGGCAACGCGGTCGCCCTCGCCAACGAGAACATTCTGTTCCTCGTAAAGCTGATTTTTGACATACTCAAGGTCGCCGTAGCGACTGTGAGTGGGGTCACGAACGGGAGAAAGAGCAACGCCGACTGCCTGCCCTTGAAGACCGTTCGAGGCGTCTGCGGGGACAATCTCCCCGGTCGCATTGACCGTAACGAGATCGCCCTGATCAATTTCCTGAACTGCCGCACCAGCAACTCGATTGTTGTCGTCCTTCGGGTTCGCAATAGTGAAGTTAACCATTTTTAAATACCTCTAAATTTTATTCGTCGTGAGTAACGACCATACCGCTATTCTCGAAGAATTCCTTGGCACGTCGTTCCGTGTCGTTCTCCGGACTACCACCGAGATTGTCCGACTTCTCTGGATTGTCGTCAAATTCAGTCTCTTCCTCTTCATCCTCTTCTGTGGAAAGAGCGAATTCAACATCTTCACCAAGGAATTCCGAACGAATTTCGTCCGCAGAATCGAACTTGTCAAGAATAGTCTCCTTGTCAAGTCCGGAAGCATCAGCCGCGAAATCCGCGAAGAATTCACGGGCCTCTTCTGCTTCCTCCTGAATGTTTTCGTATTTATTCTTGTACTCGTTCAGAAGCTCTTCAGCTTCCTCATAATCTTCACGAGCCTCGCTGTACTTACTCCGAACATCTCGGAGAGTTGCGCGTGCCTCGGTTCCTTCCATGTCGCCAATATCCTTGTTAAACTGAATCGGATCCATAATTATATCACTTAAGTTGACTTTCTGCTAACTGACTTCTTTCGTTATTTTCCACAATTAATTGATTCTCTTCGTTTGTGTCCGGTTCTTGCGAATGACTGGAAGCGAAAGAGTCTACCGCTTCCGAAAATTCCGGAGTAATTCCGCCATTATCGTATCCAGCCGGGAATGGAGTAAGGCTGAATTCGACCAGTTCCGCATATTGGAACTGTGCTTTAGCATCATCATTTTCCGGTTCCGCGAATTCAAGAGATTGCGGATCAAATCCGACAGAACCGTCTCGAATCTGTGGTCCTGTAGAATGGGTAAAGTCCGCAATAGTATCCGAACGAATTTCACTTCCAGTGTTCGGAATGTTGAAAATTTTCTTGAGCTTCCCATCCTGTTCCGAAAACTTAATATCTTTCATGTAGCCGACATTCATTCGCTGACTGTGCGAATGGTCGTACTGAATAGGAACCTCTTCACGGTGATTTTCCGCAACGGTCCGGAGGAATTCAGGTGTTATTTCAACTCCTTTTCGAATACCGGGTTCCATAGCGTCATAAATAACATCTATGGATTCCAGTTCATCACCCTCATAATTCTTTCGGACACCGTACTCATCAAATCCGTCCGGAGTTGTGTCCGGGGGACTCATTTGTACGTTAAATCCTGCAATATTCATGTCGTTGACCTGTGCGCTCATAGTGTAATCAATCCCATAACGTGTGCTACGGTAGCGGAAATGACAGAACCACCAATGAAAAGTGCCGCCGTCAAGCGTTGAGTGTTAGCATTAGCAATATCATCAACATTGTTGATTTTCTTTGCGTGCTTATTTAAGCGATTATTTGTAACTTCATGGATATTACGGACTTCTCCTTCCACACTATCCATTTGCTTTTTCATTGAGTCGGTTCTTTCATCAATTCTATACAATAATTCCTTTTCTTCTTCGTCCATCTTTAATTTGTTACATCCTGCTTATTCCGGCTATCATCACCGGAATTATCTTCCGAAGGTTTTTCACGGGTCTTTACTTCTCCGCCAGAGGAATCAGCGCCGCCCCCGGTATCGGTCGGAGAACCACCATCAGAATTTTGAATATTATCACCGTTTCCGGCCAATTGCATAAGAACTTCAATGAAATTACTCTCTCCCCAAATTTCAGGAAGTTCAATTTCCGGATCAATGTCAAGCTTTCGGGCGGCGGCTTCCGGTTTGATAAGTCCATTGTTAAGCAACTTAATAGCTTTATCAGCCTCAAGTCGCTCTTCCTCTGAACTATGTTGACCAAATTCAAATTCCGGTGGAACCTCGTTATATTCTGCCGGATCGGAATCTCCTGCAAGAATTGAAACGAATAACTGGTGTCGGACTGCCTCTCGGATTACGGCCCGATACCGTTGAATCCTTCGGTCGAACTTCGGCATTTCTACCTGTGCCGCCCCCTGACCAACATCTATTCCCATATTCAGGAGGAAGGCAGGAACTCCTAAGCCCGCCGCAATTCGCCTCATTAGATGCTCGAACGTAGAATCCAATTGCATCGCTCCTTGGTCCGAAGAAGTTGAAGTAACTCCAACAACTTCGTGATCTACGTCGTGACCAACAGCAAGTTGACTTTCAGGGTCTATCTCTTCCAGTTCTTCCAGCCACCCATCAATCTGATCCTGTGTCCACGGTCGATCTTCCGAACCGAGCTTCCACAAAATAGGTGGGTAAGCCTTAGTTGCCACAAACCGAGCAAGGTCAATTTCCATGTCTCGGAGCATATCAGCTTGTTCATGACAACTTTCCAGAAGCGAGTGTCCGAAGTCTTCGCCCGGATGTTTATGGAATCGTAGAATGGCTAAGTCGGACGGCTCAAACGAAATTGCGTCCTGTTGGCCGCCTCCACTCGGAGGTTCCAATTGCCACTCTTCAACGTTTCCAAACTCGTCTGTAACAATTGTCATTCGTTCCGTAGGCAAAACTTTGGGCTTGAAAACGTCGTCTTCTACGACAATTTCCAAGAATCCAGTTCCGTCTACAAGGGCGTGCCAAACCCATTCATGGAGAACTGTTTCAAGGGTGGAGGTTTCGATAAGACGTTTAAGTTCCGCAATATCTTCCGGGGCCTGTTCTTCGTCCGTACCGGGAATGTTAGCAGGTTGAACACTAAAACCACTTCCGACCAAATAATCAACGAGAGTTTCAATAGCTTCGTTGACGTGCGGATCGGTATCTGCGATAGTCCGAAAGTCTTCAATTTCGTCTTCCGGTGCTTCAGTTCCACGGTTTCCACCAACGGAACTTCCACTTCCACCAACGTCCTTGATAACTGCTTTCGGACTATCGAGTGCGAACTTAGTGGGGTCAACGCCGTCAATTTCCCCATTTCGCACTTTGGTCATAATGCTTTCCCTTACATCGCTCATTATCTTGAATACCTGCTTTGATATTTTTGTCTACTACGATTCCGTTTCGTTTTCACACTATTAAACTTTCCAGTATTCGGATTTGACTGGAAGGTTTCTTCAATATCCTGCTTCTTTGAAATTGTTTTAGTTTCATTATCGTTACTTTCCTGTTCACGATAACCTTCAAATTTCTTTGTCTCAAGTTCCGTAGAAGGTTTTTTACGCAACTTAGGAGGGAAAGAAGCCAATACCGAAGCCATTGCCATGTCGTCCTTTCCGGATTCGGAGAATTCCTTTCCGGTAAACTTAGGTTTGATCCAATCTTCTCGTTGTTCCTTCTGAATAGCCGTCAACTCATCATTCAATCTATTATTTTTCGGAAGAATAACTTGGTCATTCCGGAGCGCATTATTCATGTCTCCCATCATGGATTCAACTTCATCTTTGTCACTGAAGTTGAAACCTATAAGACCACGACCAAATTCAGCTTCCAGTTTTGAACGGAACCCTTCTCCCGGTCCAGTTCGATCCATAATAATGTAATCCACGTCATATTCCTTAGCAAGCTCTACCAAGCGAAATGCAACATGACTTGGATTACTACGGTCCGGATTTTGTGATATTTGATGTGCTACGTGACGCGGACCAACATCTTTCTGCTTCCGGTAATTATCAGCGAAATTTTTGAGATTAGTGTCGTTTACTATCTCAATTTCGTGCATAGCCTTCCAGTCGCTACGGTGTTCTACAACCGAAGCCACTGTATCGTCTTTACTTATTCCAATGTCCACGCCCATAGTGACCATATTAGAAGCTCTCTGCTCCGGTAGGTCACGTTCCATAGCGTTCTCAATTGAATCTTCATCAAAGAACGCATAGCTGTCGTCAACAGGCCTACAGAGATATTCCTGACCGAAGCCTTTCGGATCTTTCCTCCTTTCGTCTTCGATCTTATCAATGTTCATATCCGGACGGACAGGACGTACTTCCTGTTCCGTCAGTGGAATATTAATATCAATCTCGTCAGCATTATGGAATGACGGCTGTTTGATAGAAAGAGTTGTAGCCGATTCTGCCTCCGGATGATCAGGCGGAACATCTTCAATTATATATTCGCCTTCTTCTACTTTATCCTTTTTAACGTATCCTGTTTCGGAACCTTCCTTATGATTCCGCATAAAAAGATCGGAACTGACTTTCGGAGTAGAAACCTCAAACATCTTCCGATTCTTACCAAGAGCAAGGAATGCACCGAAAGCCCGAGAGACTTCTTCTTGATCCTCAAGGAAAGCCATCTCGTCCAACAGAACGCCGCGGGCAGAATCATCACCACGACTTGAATCAGGAGAACCGGAATATGCCTTGAACTTAGAACCGTTCCAAAGATGAATTTCGTCCTGATTTTCTTTTTCTGTTGGAATATCAATTTTAGCGTTATCTATCAGATCTTGAATGTCAGAAATTCGGTTGTTAGCCTGATCCTGTTTCGTTGAAACAACAGGATAAATAGAATTTGGAATCATCAACGCTTCTAACAGGAAGCAAATGACTACAATAAATGAATAACCGATACGACGACCTTTGTAAAGGTTTATCGTACCGCAATCAGAATAAAAATACGCATTAACAACTTTGGTCTGAATTGGACGAAATAGCTTTAAGTCGCGTAACTCTCCAGTGTCAGTATCTTCAATCCGGAATATATCTTCCGCTATTTGAGCCGGAGAATTTTTCCAGCGTTTCTCAACTTTATCAGGATCAAAACCTTGTTCATTAGCGAACTTTTCAACTATTTCACGGTCCATGTATGAATATAAACGTTATATGTATCCGAGAGACTTCATTTCGTCTTCTCTAACAATTTCGTGGAAATCTTCTGTCCAATTTTCACAAAATTCAGTCATTGAGTCGTAATTCGCAAAATTAGACGCAAAAATAGCGTCTTCGGAATGTCCTTCAATTCCTTTTGTTCCAAATTCATCGAATCCATGATCAGAAACGATAAGATAATTTTCAGGAAATTCCAAACCAGACACCCACTGATCAACACGATCATGGTAATCTTTTGCCTTTTCAGGAAGGTGATGACCAACTATATCAGGAGTTCTGGTGACTGCAATGATTACTCGAATTCCGGGATCTTCACAAGCCTTATGTATCTCTTTTTCTAAAGCGTTCAGAGTTTTCTCAATACGTTTTTCGGGTGAGAATGATTCCATCCATCCGTGGGGTAGTTCCTCCATATTCTCGTGCTGTTCAGAGTCCGGAATAGGTGGTAAAGCAACTACCGAAGGATACTGTTCCCAAATGTAAGACGAATCAGGAGAGAAATTCTGATACTCGGCACGCTTCTCGTCAGGATCAGAAGCCCCACCAGAGGTTCCTGCGAAAATACACGGCCAAACACGCTTCGTAAAAAGCGCATTTGGACCATCTAAGTCTTGATGAAGATGTTGAACGTCAAATTCGGATAAATAATCGTTATTTTGGACTCTGTGGTAGTCCATCCCGTCTAAACCGAGTACCAAGACAGTCATTACATTCTAACGTCCATCAAATCGCTCGTCTTACAGGCAATCCAAGCATCGTAACCGTAATCTTTATCGTCGTAAGCGAATCCTGCCGATATAGCCGCATTTTCGTCGTTTAAGTCCGCAATAGGGCGAACATTATTTGGATCAGGAAGCTCTTCGCCGCCTTCTGAAGTCGAAATTTCTGCTATATCTCTGTTCATAATTCTCATGGTGTCCCGATGGGACTCAAATTATTGAATTCAGACTCGTAAGCGACTGGAAGGGGGCGAGGTAAAACGTAACCCCGTCTAATCTTCGCTGTACTCGCTCACATCGAATTCTTTGTCGTCGTCAGCCACTAACTCCTGCATTGCCTCCGAAGCCGTGTCAGCGGACTCTGCGGCGATATTACGGTCTTCTGCCTTCATGCGCTCCTTCCGAGTGATGCCAAGGTCACGTTTCAGGGAAGAAATCAGGTTAACGAGACGCCTGTACTCTTCCGAAGCCGCGTTTGTGTCGTCTTCGGTCTTCGGTTCGCCGTCTTCGTCCAGAATAACGTTACCTTCCTCGTCCCGAACTAATTTATCTACAATCTCGCCTTTTTCAAACAGGTATTTTGAGGCTTTAACCTCTCTGACGCGCTGTTTCGCTAAGAGTTTAAGATCATCGTAGGCCGCCGGATCTTCTTCCTCGCTGATCCCGTAAATCTCGGCCCAGTCAAGGATATGATCGTAAAGTTCCTGTTCGGCGTCCGTCAGATGGTCCATCAGGTATTCGTCACTTGCTCTCATGTAATGTTTCGGATTACCGGGCGTTAGACTGTCTACGTTGCCGACCCCCTTGCCCTTGTGGGCCTGACAACGCCATATTTTACCGTCTCGATACGAATGCCGCGCTCTTGCCTTACAGTGTCTAATCGGACCGTCGTAGTCTTCTGGCTGATGTGGTATCTGAAAACAACAGAAACGCTCTCCAAACTCATACCAATCCGATTCGTTGCGTTCCTGAAAATCTTGACGCATTTGCTCCATCTCTTCTGGAGTAGCGCCGGTTACTTCTTGTTCAGCCATGTTAATCAGTTACAAAGCATTACTGTATACAATATAGTTGTATTCTAAGTAAGGACACAACTGAACTTATTCAGTATCGTAAACGACTTGAATGTTTCTTTGTACCCTAACTCCTGTATCCTAATTTTTGCGTCCTAACTTAGGATACAACTGGACTTATTCAGTATTGTATAAGACTGGAATGTGTCCTTATCCCCTAACTCTTGTGTCCTAATTTCTGTATCTTAATTCTTGTGTCCTAACTTATTCAGTAGTATAGAAAAGGAATAGGATTAAGAATAAGGATACAGTACTTCCGGAAGACACTGTAAGAGTTATCCGACAAGGAAATCCCTTGTCCCCAGTAAAAACTGTTAAAATACTGCTGTCTGGTATGGATAACTCCCTTCACCCTTAGTAATGACTAACCTTTAATATAGGGGGTCGAGGGTTTATAAGTGACTTACCATAATTTGTATATAATGAAAGATAAAGATATACACGAACGTGTTCAAAATAGTTTTTCACATATATAATTTGTGCAAGAACGTGTTATTTTAGCAATTTTACTGATTCCGGCGCGCGGACTCCGTGACAGGCGGTGGAGTCCATCCGTCTGCTAATCAGATTTCAAAAGTTATTCAAGATCATGATTATATTTTTGGAAAATAATCACAAGATGATCATGATAGTGATTATCTTTAACGACTGGAAGCGGACTATATTCAATGAGATGCAGTCTATCCGGATGTGCAAGTTCATGTTCAAATAATATTTTTCTGAATCGGAAATCAACAAGTTTGTGGACAAGTTTTGTTACAGGCGCGCGGACAGTGAATTATATAACGATTTGGATTAAGATTATCTATAGCAATACGTCGTGTCAAATTAATTATATACATGGGCGCTCCCCGAATTCTGAAATATTTCTGAGCAGGTAACTATACATATTGGAATCATGGTAAAATTCAATGTTCCAACCCCCGGAGACAATCGCTGACTATCCATTTTACACTAAAATATTCCACAATATCAACAGTATAATGGAAATAATTGTATGGAATCAGCATCTCTGTGTGGAATCCACAAAAATATGGAATCCTCGGAAAGCGCCGGGGTAGAATCTCTGGAATCCAGTCAATTCACCGGAATTCCGGCGGAATAAGGGTGGAATATGCGGATTCCGGCGGCTTACCGGGTTTGTTTCGATACACAAGCCTTCCAGTCATTCCCATTCACTGTTGAAATTACTGTATTGTTACCGAAATACCGATTCCAAGGATCCTCTCCAGTGTTGCCTGCCCACGCCCGCGCGCCGCATACCTTCCGCGCGCATGACGTGACCGGAATAATTACGACGGAACATTTGATAATATGAACTGTCCGTGGTTTCCATAAGTGGAATTTGAATGTTCCGCGGAATGGATGACAGAATCCGTAATACGACGGATTACAAATCGTAGGCGATTAAATTAACCAATATACGTCAAAATCATCCTTTAAGTGGTGTAACCCAGTGTGATGAATAACATTTCTGAAATTCGGTCGTAAAATTAAAATCTAAGAAGTGAAATTTGGAGCGTTGAGTCGTCAGACTATGAAATAAAACTAATTAGCATGACTGGAAGCGTGCAAGTAAACAAAAGTTGATGAATCTACTTAATTGAACAAGTATAATTGAACAATAATACGGTATCTTTATGTTCTTCGGGCTTTATCCTCAAGGGGGCACCCCCTGAACCGTTAATCTTATATACTTTTGTTTATACGCCACTTAAGCGGGGTTCCAAGTGGTAATCATCCTTCGAACCCGGAAATTCGCTGAAAACGGAAATAAACCGGCTTAGCGAAAGGTATACTTATATCTTTTGTTGGATTATCTTACATACTTCCGGATCGGAAGCAGATAACATTTATTCAAAGATACTCGTTCCGGATTAAAAGTATATAACGTTTTTACATATATCCGTCCGCTAAAATATTCCATAAATTGAATACGATATTTTAGTGTATAAATATCGGAAACATCCGCAACGCGCGGCGCACACACGATGACTGTTAAGGAAGCTCCGGACGCAGGCGACCGCGCGACGTATACCTTACGCGCGCACACCAAACCCCCTGTTAGAGTAACATCGTAACACTTAAGTGCTTCCGGCAATAAGCGAATAACGTCGCTTGAAAGCCTCAATGTGCCTCGGTGTGGACGGAAGGATGAAACACCTTGGACGAATTCGGAAACAACCGGACCCTATGACAACTGGGAGGGTATGATGGATAAGAACAATCCCGTAAGGGAATTCGAACGAGTGTAAGAATTCAAACGCCGACTAACCTATTCGAATGATAGGGAAGCTCAAATACTTGAGAATAGTATTTTGGCAATAGTCGGAAAGTGGGGCATTGTAAGCTTAAACCTCAATTCGGGAAATTCCGCGCGGAACTGTCGCGCCGGATAGCAACGGACCGGATAAACTGTCTGGTAAATCAGTATCCCGGCTAACCCTGATTGAGTTGTTATGAATAGCAACGATTATTCAAACGGAATTCGGACGTTAAGCCGAATTCCCGGAATTCCATGTTTCCGTGAAACCTTCCGGTGGATCGGAACGTTACGGATTTCGTTAACCGAAACAAGCCTTAGCGGGCTTGAGTAAAGATTCAGTAGGTCGTTCGCCTATGTGCCTAAGCGTGATAGGCGTGGGTAAGATGTTAGGTTGAATTCTCGCAAGTCGTGAAGTGATGTATTCCGTTCCGGTTATCGTTCGGAATTAGTTAGTCGAGTCAATTCCCTACATTGGACCGCGATTTATACTGTTTCACGTAGCCGCGCATCTTGGACGGTTTGCATACAAGTGATTATCACTTGTGTGTTCCAAAGCCGTACCCCATTAGTACCAAACGGAAGTCAAGACAAAAAGTAACTTTGAGATGATAAAATGACGGTTATTAGTGCTACCAAATAGGGAAAGTGAACAGACACAAAAGCCGAGAGGCATTAGGGAAAGACGGCGGAAACCTACAAACGTGTAAGCGTAAACCGAACATACTGGATAACACAGATCAGAGTTAAATACTGGAACGTTACGGACGTTTCAGGTGTTCCTAATCTCCTGTGTGAAAACTATAAGCTATCCACCGAATTTAGTAAGTGGTTTCGCCGTATGGTGGTTCCAAGTCCCACATTCGGGTTTTGGGTTCGATTCCTGAAATACGGCCTTATGGCTATGAAGGTGCAAAATGCCGAAGTTGAAAAGGGCGACAAAATCACCGTTACGTATCAAACTTCTCCGTCCGTTAAACCGAAAGAAATTACTGGAGAAGTTACCGCGGTATATGGGAAGGGTGTTGCCA